TCTGTAGATGCTTTTAGTTTGTTTGTTTCATTTAAAAATTCTGCCGTATATGCATCTGGATCAAACTTGTCATTTACAGGGTCAGAGTCAGCTTCAAGGTAATCAAACGCCTCGTATAATCGGTTTACATTTTCATTAGAAACAGCATCTGGATTGCTGTATGCAGAGTTTAGTGCGTTTGAAAAAGAGCTAAAAGACTCTGGCTTAGTAGGCATAATTAAACTTCTGTTTTAGACTGAGGGGCTGTAGAAAGTGCCTTAAATATTTGTTTCAAGCGTTCTTTTGAAATGCCACTAGGAGTAGCCAACTCGGAATAAAATTCATCTGTAAAAGATTCGTCTGTAAAATTACCAGTGTTAGGATCAATAAACTCACCATAAACCTTTTTAATCTTATTTGATATCTTATCAATACCTTTTTGAATTTGTTTTTTTGTAAAATCAGGATTTGGACTACTATCAGCCTCTCTCATTCTGTTCATTAAATTGTTCAATTTATTTAAATCTTTAGCATACCGCCTACCTGTCAATGGATTTTTTAAGTAGTTGCTAGCTTCACTTATATTCTTAACATCAAAAGACCCAGCTTGTTGAACTGGGGCAGATATGTTTTCTCCTAAATTTAAAGTAGTATCAACAGGGGCAGGGGCAGGAGTTCCTTGTTGCCCTGCGGTAGCTGAAGGCAAGTTAATCATAGGCATGCCAAGCTCTCTTTTTTCTTGATCAGAAAGACCGGGTACAGCTTCAGTAGCTGGTTCCATTGCTCCAACCTCGTAAGGTTCTTTTGGATCAGAAAAAACTTTATCTAAATTTTTAGTTACCTCGTCATTTATTTGAGCAAGATTTTCTTCTGTCGGCTCAACAGTGGGAAAGGCCGAACTAGCATAGAAGGACTCTTGAGTTTCTCCCCTTGGCAATAAAGCACCGAAAGGAGTTTTGTTAAATTCTTTCCTAGCTCTATACTCTGCCTCTGTTTCTAGCTTGTAACGAGGTTTATTTTGCAAGATTCTTATTTTTTCTTTTTCTCTCTCGATTCTATCTTCGATTGGGATATTACTAATTTTACTTGTAATAGCAACAGTAGGAGATGCTTGCTCTTCTCTTAAATCTTCTAACACTTTTTCTGCTGTTACAAGAGCATTATAGTCCATCCTTCCAGAAGCCCCAAACATAGATTCCCATTCTTGTGGAGGTACAAAACCTTTATTGATGCGATTAACTTCTTTGTTATTTAATTGCTCTATGCTGTACAATTGTTTACCTATTTGAGAAAGAGGATCTATATCAAAATCCTTGTTTATAGAAATTAGTTCATCTTTTATCTCAACGGGACTTATTTCCTTATTACCAATCTTACTTCTTACAGCAACAAACCTATCTTCTAAGTCGTTCTTTTGTGTAGATAAAGACCTAACAGCATCTATAGCATTAACATCACCAATACTTTCGTATATTTTTAATGCTTGATCATATTGACCACGAGAAGCAAAGACATCACCAGTACGTCTTATAGCATTATCGTCTTCTCTTTTTCTTTCTTCTAATTTTTCTAACTGCCTTGCCTTTTCTTTTGCCACTCCTTCAAGTTGAGCTTGCTTGCGAAATAAATTATTAATATTTTGCTGAGCTATATCACGCCCTTCCTGTCTTTGCCTATATGCACGATCTTCCTCGTACCTTTTTTCTGCAAGTTGTTGTCTACCAAGTGCTAACTGATTTTGTTGGAATTGATTTATATAACCGGGAAGGTTGTCTAAAAAGTCTGCAAGGGGATTGTCGTATCGGGCAGGGCCCAAACGCTGTCTTCTGCTATATATACTTCTAGGGCCGTTAGCCATTATAAATTACCCCTGTTCTTCCCATTCAGACCCATTCCAAAGATATACCTTTGTACCATCTTGACTTTTTCTTATCCAAGATCGGTTAAATACACTGCCTTCCGGAGCACCTGTTGGAGCCCCAGTAGCTGTATCAAATGTTTTAAATTCTCCACCACCCGAAATAACGTCTGCCGCAGTTCCTAGAACTTGAGATTCAAAATCTTTTACTTCGCCTTGCACCAATCCTTCAAAAGACTGCTGGCTTTCATCTATGCCTTGAGAGACTGCATCTGCACGTCCACCAAATCCACCACCAAGACTACTTAAACCCTCCCCTCCAGTCATATTAAGCAAGTTTTGACCAGCTCTTACCCTAGCCGTGTCTACTCCGGTAGTGTCAAACCCTTGAAACAGTGCTAACTGTTCAGGCGTAGCTCGCAACCCTTGCTGTTCTAAAATTTGTTCAGGACTCAAGCTTCCAAAAGGACTAGTAGGAGCAGGTTCAGTGGCGGTCATTGATCCACCTATGCCGGGATTGCTAGGGTCGTAATTAGTTCCTACGCCGGGAACGCCATCTCCATCAGGATCATCGTCAGTGTGCGTTAATCCACCATGAACATAACCAATAAGTCCACCATCTTCAAATCTGGGGAGTCTATTTAAGTAAGAGGCTAAGAAACTAGCATCGCTAGGAGTCCCCATAGAAGGAGCTCTATTTGGAGCCATTGGTAAATTAAAGTAAGGACTAACAACCTCAGTTAATGAAGGATCCATACTTGGAGCAGGAGCCATTCTAAGTGAATCTGCAAGCGGGCCTAATTCTTGTCTTTCTAAATATCCTATTAGAGAACCCGCTGACCTACTTGCCTCTTCTGCGGTAGCCTGTGCCGCCTGAGCTGTGCGAGCCGCATCCAATAATGTATTATCTTCACCTAGCGACAGAGCATTTGCCAAACTTGCTTGATATGCATCTTCCGTTGGTCGCAGAACCATGCTTGAAAAATCATCTAATTGATTAAAAGAAAAATCCAATGCTTGATCTCCCAACATTTCTGCACCCGGAATATTTTCAGGTATTACAGTGCCAATATCTAAATTTTTTGAAATAGCAGTAGCTGGATCAAAGTCTAATGCAACTTGAGATAAGTCTGTGCCAGTGGCCGATACTGGTGATAACCTAGGCGGTGTTGTTAGCCCTAAACCACTATATGCATCTCCCCTGCCAAAAACAAGACCAGCTCCCTCAGCACCCATTTCTTGCCCCGCCTCTAAGGCCGCTTGAGAAGCAGTTGGTAGTGCTGTTTGAGATGCACTTATTACATCCTGTGGTCTTAACTTACCAGCTACTTTTCCATATATACCACCATCGGGAGAAAGTCCTGCCGTAGCCGCAGTTCTCAAACCGGAAACCAATGCTCTTTCTCCAATCCCTTTTGTAAAATCACGACTTGCCTGTTCTACATCCCTAAATGACTGTTGTCCAAATACAGTACCAGACCTGTCAACAGCCCTTGACTTTCCGGCACCTAGGCTCTGACCAAGGCCACTACCTAAAGTAGAGCCAAGTCCAGATACAAGTGCCAAGCTTGCACCTCCTGTAAATGGTGATAACGCCGCACCCAAAAGACCTCCAGCTAAACCACCAATACTACCAAATAAACCACCCTTCCTTTGTCTCTCGGCTTCTGCTCTTTGATAATCCTCTAATAGTCTCCTATCTTTTTGTCCTTGAAGTGCCCTAGCCAACAACGCCGCACCCGGAGTTCTGGGTCTGGTAAAGCTTCTTTGGTAGGAAGACATTGGTGTAAGCCCACCTTCTTGCATCATATCCATCATACTAGATGTTTTACCCATGTCAAAACCAGTCATGTTTGGGCCAGAAGAAACTGGCATATAACCTTTTGATTTGTTAGAACTGTTATGCATGGTGTGATTCCTTTGAATTTAATAAAACTTTTATCATAATATAAAGATTATATTGTTACGATTGTCTTCCATACTGACGTTATAATAAAATGTCTTTCTGCATCTGTAATATTAGAGTTATCTGGATTCAATCCTATATGTATTAAAGAACCGGCAGGCACTGTTGGATCTGCGTTCCAGTCAGATCTATTGATAGTAATAACCGAATCATCTACAAAACTATCGGTAAAATCAAATGTGCAAACAGTACTTGGTGCAAGGTCATTCTCTACTGTTTCTTCAATAGTAAACACAATGTCAGTAGTCGAAGTAGCCATCTCTGGTATCTTCATCATAAGTTTGTGACAGGTCATGTCAAAGGGAGCCAAAAAAGAAGATCGTGCTTCTGGAACTGATGTTTGTTCCGCTGTGCCCTGCCAAGGTATGTATATCTTTGAACTGGGTAAATCATCTGTAAAATTATGAGAAAATATTCTATAATCTATAAATGATGTTGTGTACTCCAACCTTGAGTTTACTTGCAGATTATCAACAGTAAGCTTGCCCTTTTCGTGTTTGTTTTGACTGCCGTGCATATCAGAAGTCCAAATCTTACCACGTTCTTTTCTGTATCTTGTAAGGGTACCACGATTTCTAAAGTATAGTACCTCTTCACCTTCTCTCATAGACTGAACAGAAGGCTGTTCTCTTACAACTCTAATCTTGTCCTGTTTTCTATTGGCAATGAATCGAGTGGCCCTGTCCATCAAGAACCTTTCTTATAAAGGGTTCTATACTCTATTGCAATATCATTAATATATGTCTTAACAGCAGTGGTGCTACTATTAAAGCTTAACGAAATTTTATTGCAAGTTACTGGCGATGATGGAGTAAGCTTTACCTTTGCCCAGTTAGATGCCGATGCACTAATAGTACCACTTAATGCTGTACTAGTACCATCTTCCTCTAATAAACTAAACATGCCAGTAAGCACTTCATCTGATTTATATGTAATGTGCACAGCGTATACTTTCTTTACCTGATGTATGTCCCCAAAGCTTAACGCCTTTGTTGTAAACTGTGTTTGTGTATTAGCCACAACTGTTCTATGTATTTGATATATGTCAATTTGACTACCACTATCGTGAGCAATCAATGTATTGTTACTTTCAGTGTCTACTGAATTAGTAAGTCCGTCATTGGTATCTAAAACAAAATCTCTAGCAAGTGTAAAGTTTCCCTTTTTTAAATCACACATATATACATCACCATCATTGTCAAGGCTCTTTACTACAAAAACCATAGACTCTTGCTCATCATATATTATTCCTGTAAATGCACCAACATGTGTGCTCCAATCGCTATCACTAATTTTATTTTCTTTTAGATTTGTTATAGAAGATCCATTGTACAAATACAAACCCTGCTTATTGGCCCATATTATGCCATACTGGGTTTTTTTTACTGCTTCTGGATGTAACACACCCTGATACTTTTTACTGTCCTCTAAGAACCAGTTACGGTCATCTCCAGCTATATTAATAATGTCTAAACTTTTATTCTTGTAGGCCAACAATCTATCTGCATACGCTTCTATTGCAACGTACACATCTGCATCACCCTTAGCCGCCTCTATAAAATTAGTAGATGGAAACGTATCGTACCTGTTAGGCATAGAATACATAATTCTGTCTGGGTAAGATCTTAGTGTTGCATCTGCTTTGGTGTCACCAGTGTCTTCATCTTTCATGGTTACATTACACACAAATACTCTATTGTTTGCAACTACTGCATCTTTCCAATGTTCTCCAGAATCACCCAAGGCATTGCTAAATATACTAGAACTAAATCCATTGATAACTTCATAAGTAATAAAACCAAGTTCTGTTACCCTAAAATTTGCAGAGGCTCCGTTAGTAGGGCAGTTAAAATTTGAACTGCCAGAATCGTGCCATGCAGTATAATCATCTGAAAGCTTAGTCCTAGCACCTTTTGTAAGATCTATATCTACAAGCATAATAAACTCAGAGTCATCACCTTGTTTTTTAATATATATTCTACCACCAGATATTCTAGGGTCGTATGGACTTGTGGCCCCAATGTTTACAGATAAAGCCTTAAATTCGTTCTCTTCTGAAACCGTGTGCGTGCTTGAATATGACAAAGGTAAAGACTCTTGATTGTTATCATAAATAAAAGTAGATGCAAATTCATAAGTTCCCGCTTCTATTAGTCCATCTTGATCGGTTTCAGTTGCTATTGCCATCCTAAAACCTGCACCTGCACTTGGATACGCAGATACTGCACCAGCAGTTCCCGTGCTACTAGAAAGCACTTTGTGTGTTGGCCTTGCAAGATCATTATCTTTTGGAAAATAATCCATATAAGAGTTATCATCAGTAGTCGTTCCGGTGTTGCTGTTGCTAAGGTTGCTAAAATGCCTCCTCTGTATCCACCCATACCACTGTATTTTAGATCCGTTTTTTTCAGCAGTATCACAGCATCGTATGGACTCTTCTACCTTATAATATTTAACCTTGGACGGGGTTCCGGAAACAGTTGCTGAATTTAACGTAATCACATTTTGTGTATAATTATTTGCATTAGTAGAAAAGACATCAATGTTGTGAGCCGCAGGATCCGCTAATAAAATAACTTGATCGCCTAATGTCACGCCTTTTAATGTGGCTCCCCAATAGTTTTGAGGAGTACCTCCCTCTAATGCAATGTCAATAACCCTGTCAAAAACTATATTATTGCCGTTTGTATTTACAACACGATACAATCCTTGACCATTGGGCCTTATAGCATGTGAAATAAAAGTTGAAACTGTTATTAAAACAGTAGAGCCTATCGGGAAAGAATTTGCTAAGTTTTGTTGAGCTCCACCCTGTCTATACTCTATCTCTACCATAGCACCACCGTAATCGCTATTTGTTCTGCCAATAAAACCAGTGGCAGAACCTTCACTGCTAGCGGTTCCTGTAATAGAACTGGTTTGTGAAACAGTTACAGGGTCTCTAACATGATCTGTTTCAAAATAGCCTAATCCATATCCGGGCTGTACTGTAGATATATCATCGTTAGCATAGGCAGTTATTTTATTATTGGTGCTGTCTTTCATACTGTAGAATGGCTGTATACCACCATATACATTGAACATGACAGCTCTAGCCGCACCTACCTCATTGTCAGCAATGTCGGCAATGTCTTTAACGGTGTTTAACCCACCGCTAAAGTCATTTAATTGGTACAGTCTTTTAGGCACTATTTACCTTTGAATAATCCCTCTATAACGTCTGTTACAACGTCTACCATCTTTTCAAAGAAGATTTGCTCTTTTTCTTCAGATACGAAAGGGATGTCAATCTTTTTATTGATTGCAGTAGCAATACTCTCTGACATCTCATCTGATGCAAGGTGATTGATTGCCTCTTCTTTCATCTTGTCTGCCTGCTCCTCTGCAAGCTTTACTAACATTGATTTAATATCCATTACATTAACCTCATTATTGCGTTGATTACGATTGGAAAAGTAACTAAGGCTACACTACCCCAGACTTGCATCTTTGCTATGCCTGTTTCGTGCCTTTCCACTTTGCCATTTAACTTATCTAAATGTTTTTCAATCCTATTTAAAGTAGAATATATATTTTTTAATCTTTCATCGTGCTTTACCAGCACTTGGTATATATCTTTATTTTCCATCTTCCTGTCCTGTTATGCTATGGAACCTACCACCATTTTTCGGTAACTCTTTTTTAATTACCATTGTTTTTAAGGATTCGTTAGGAACCGCCATCTTAATCGTCCACCTGCCATCTCCGTCCTTCATATAGAAAACAGTTTTTCTAATTCCCATACGAACAATTCTAGCAGGCCGTTCTTCTGGGCCCAAATATACAACGTCATCTTGATTAAAATCATTCCCAATAAAAACCATAAGACCTTCGTAGACATTAAGAATGAGTCCCTTAAAGATAGATATGCCCAAATACGCAAAAGCCAGCCATACTGCTTTTCCGAATAATTCTTCTGCAATAATCTGAAACTCATTATGATTCATTTCCGTTTCTTTTTGCCCCAACTAAATGGGTTTAGATTTAACTCTTTTTCGTAAAATGCTACCTTCTGTGCTAGTTCTTCCCTTTCCGCTTTTTCTTCAACAATATGTTTACTAAGTAAGTTTTCAATTTGTTCATCCGCAGAAGCCACTTTATTTTCCAACGCCTTGATACGACTCTCAATTTGCCAATAACCATAGACCAATACTGCCACAAGAACACATCCCTGAGCAAGCCATTTAAGATTAATAGATACAATGGCGTTATCATCAAGAACGGTAGCACGATAGCTTCTGGCGGTATCCGGCTTTCCACTCATTTCACCACGTCTTCAAACTGATGATGTACCCAACACCAATTAGATGTTTCGTACACTCTGCCATGATAGTAATGCAAGACTGAATCAATCCCCATTACTTCTATAAATACTGTATTTGTAACCGTATCCTGCGGTGTGATTTGGTAGCCCCCTACGCTCCAACCGTGACTGCACCCTCCTGTCATACTCATACACAACAGGAGTCCCATAACTCGTACTAACAACTTCATAACCCTTTTTAATTACTTTTTTTATTACTTGACTCATAGCACCATCCACCATGCTATTGCAGTTTCTACCACAATATCAGCAAGGGTATTGTATGCCCACCTTTTTTTACTGCCATAAGGCTTCCAATTTTCTATGTAATACTCAAACACCTCCCAAAGAACACCAACAATAAAGACTCCCATCACACACCAAAAATCAGTCCATCCCCACCACTGAAATACCTTACAAAGAAACGCACCAGCCGCTAAATGATAAGCTGTCCAACCGTCTAGTTGCCCAGTTTCTTTTTGCCAAGTTACCAAATCAGTTAATGGACTTTTCATCTTTGCTCTCCTCTTTAATCTCTCTGTCCTTCTTACCCTCTGTAAGCTATGCATACTGCTGTAGAGTCTGTATGGTTTACAATACCGCTAAAATTTCCATACAGTATCTCTCCGGGTATTAGATTAACAAAGGAACTAATGTCATCACCTATATTAGATGTTGCTTTTATTTTAAGAAACTCAGTCGTACCACTAGAGTCTTTACCTAATGCCTGTATAGCTATCCAAGAACCTGAATCTGGGTTTACAACATTTGTATCGTGCTCTGCTATAACATCGAAACCATTCTGACCTATTAAGAGATTAGCCGCCTCTTTCTGTGTGTATTTGTAAAGACTCATTACTTAGAACCAAACACCTTTGAAAAGAAACCTTTCTTCTTGTTCTTCTTGCCTTTGTTTTTAAGCTTTTTACCTTTCTTCTTTTTTTTCTTCTTTATCTCTTCGCTCATCGCCAACTGGTCGTATTGAACAGAATCAGAAGGCGTTCCACCTGTAAAAGAAAAAGCAATTAAGAAAGCCATTATCTTTTTCATATCTATACCTTTATATGTTTTGAGACTTCTTCATCTCCAGCCATCATTGGAACTATCCTTGATAACAACTCTGATTTAGTTTCTGAACTAGAGTATGATATACCTCGTTTATCGTAAAAATCTTGTATCTCTGCCTTTGTGTTATCCATTGTAGGATAATCAGACTGTGATGTAGCCACACAATTAATAAGGTGATGATGTCCGGGGTCTAACCTACCATGACCTCCACCATGACTATCTTCACATTCATCAACATAAGCCTGTTCAATGGTTGCCCAACTATTACTTCTTTGAACAACTTCACCATCTACTACTAAAAAATATTTATATCTAGAAGGATAAGTCAGGGTCTCAGTCGTACCATCTGGGTATGTCTTCGTCCTAGTAGCACCGGGAGTACTGTTTCTATATAGTCGCAAGTAATGACCCTGAGAACTTTTCCTTATAAGCATTAGTCTTCTTTAACCTCTTCTTCAGATTCTAACGACTCTTTCAACATCTTAACAAATGCATCGTGACCAACTTGTAGCTGATCTGCAATAAATCTGTTTGATGCTTGTTTGTTTTGTATGTCGTTTATATGATTCACCATCATCTTCTGTTCATCAGTTAAGTCCTCAATGATATACTCTTTACCATCAAGATTAATAACTGGCTTTTCTTTTTTTTCTTTAGCCATTATTGACTCCTTGTTAGTTAATTATTTCTTTTCTAATTCTTCTACTCTTGAAGATAATTCTTGTACTGCTTTAACCAGTAATGGAACAAGTTTAGATTGGTCAATGCCTTGTGGTTCTATGTCACCTTTATCATCAACTGCATCTTTTAAACCTACTATTGCTTCTGGCACAACTTCTGCAACCTCGTGAGCAAAAAATCCATCTACAGTTATGTCTTTGTCTGACTTCCAATTAAATCTATAAGGTTTCAATTTGCCAAGTCTTGTTAGTGCATCTGGCATTGTAACTTCATTTTCTTTAAGCCTATAATCAGAGCTGGTTGTAAATGCGGTAGATGTGCCAGATGTAGTAATTTTTCCAGCAACTCCACTTGTTGTTCTAAATATTGCAATATCTTCACCAGCATCACCACAAGCGTGTTCTAATACACTTCCTTGATTGGTATTTCCAGCTACAAATGTCCAACCCGGATTTCCTGTGTCTTGAATACCAGCACCATTTATTTGTACGTGATTGCCTGTATGTAGTGCTATTAATGTATCGGTGCCATCTCCTATACCGGCACAATGAACTGTAGCACCACTATCTTGTGCCATATAAACATCAGTTACAGATGAATTACCAAGTGTTACAGAATTATCTGCAATACCATCTGCATTATAACCAATTACAATTTGATTTGTTGGTGTGGTGCTTGAGAACTGAGAGCCTGAACCTATTATAACACATTGGTCTGGAGAAGTTGCATTACTATCAGAAGAATCAGACCTTCCAGCAGATAATCCAATGGCTACGTTGTGTTCTCCATTAGTATTATACTGAAGAGCAGATGCCCCGACTGATGTGTTGAATCTTGCTGTAGTGTTACTTTCTAAGGCATTTGTTCCAACTGCTACGTTTGAATCTCCTTCAGTCAAATTACCTAATGAGCCATATCCAACTGCTGTATTATTATTTGCACCATTCATAGCACCACGCAATGAAAAATTTCCAATACCTACATTGTACTGACAAACTGCTGTAGTCCAAGTTCCACCACCAGCGTGGTATCCCATAAATGTATTATCATTAGAGTCTTTAACAGTTGCTCCACCAGTATCATCCATTGCTTCAAATCCAACTACAGTGTTTCTTGCTCCAGTTGTATGACCATTTAGAGCCTCAAATCCTATTGCCGTATTTCCAGCCCCAGCAGTTAAATTTGCTAAAGCGTTCATACCTACTGCGGTAGTTCCATCAGCATTAGCAGTCATTACTCCACTACCACCAGCATTATATCCAACTAAGGTACAGTTATCAGGCAATAAAGATAAATAACCAGCGTATGCCCCAAGCATTGTATTCTTAATTCCTGTTGTTATAGCATTGCCAGCATAATAACCCAGTGCTGTATTTGCAACAGTTCCAGTAACTCCATTTTGATTTTCAAGTGCCTCATAACCTATTGCTGTGTTATATCCTCCAGCAGTTTCTGCATTTAAAGTTTTAAATCCAACTGATGTATTATATGCTCCAGTAGTCAATGCTTTTAAACTTTCATAACCTATTGCTACTGCACCAGTAGCGGCAGTAGTAATATTGCCCGATTGAAGTGAACCCACTCCAACACCTACCATTTTAGTTCCAGAAACAGTAGTTGAGCCAGAGTTCATTCCTACAAAAGTGTTATCTTCACCATCTTCTACTAAAAGACCTGCTTGTCTACCAAGAAGAGTATTATTTCCACCTGTAGTAATTGAAAACCCAGCTCTGTATCCTAACCCAGTATTTTGACTATTGCTTTGTCCACTTGCTCCAAACCCAGCTTGATAGCCAACCCAAGTATTTAAAGTTCCTGTAAGGTTGTGGAAGCCAGTAAAAGTTCCAAAGCCAGTATTTTTTTCTCCAGTTGTATTTTTATTTCCAGATGCGTGTCCAAAAAATGCGTTATCTTCACCACCATCTACTATGGCTAAACCAGCGAATGCACCAAATAAAGTATTTCCAGTTGTACCATCTGCACCACTTGTACCACCACTATCATTATTAGATAGTGAGATTCTGGAGTTGGTGTCAAGTATTAAAGGTATAGTACCAGTGCCACCATCTTTTAAATTAAAGTCTAAAGCATCCTCAGAGGCATCCCAAGTAATTCTGGCGTGATTGTTAGCATCTTCACCTAATATAAAATGAGTATCACCACTGTCTCCTATTGCAAGGTGTGTATCTGACGTAACACTTGTTAGGTCACTACCAACTCTAATATTACCAGAAAAAGTAGCATTTTGGCTGGAGTCTAATGTAAGTGCAGTAGTTAAAGTTTTAGTTGACTTATTTGTATACGTTCCAAAACTTAAACTATCTCCATTGTCAACTGCTATTTCACCAACATTTCCATTAATTCCTAATGATAAAAACTGGTCTGAGTGATTATTATTAAGGTTCATATATGTTGAACCATTTACTGCCCCATCAGCTATCTCTAATTTATCTGACAAGGAACTTGTTCCAATACCAACATTTTGACTTGAGTCTATGATAAGCACATCTGCACTAGCACTTCTTAATGTTAAAATATCACTTGTATGATTATATGATACTCCAGCTCTTTTCCTTGAACTGCCACTAGTACCATCGGCAAAATAAATAAAACCAGAGCTGTTTCCAGCACTTGTCAATATAGTCATTCCTCTATTTACGCCACTAGCACCATCTCCAATAACTAAATTATAAGCATCTGAAGTTTGTGCTGAAGGATTATTATTTAAAATACCAACATTGCCCAAGCTATCAATTCGCATACGTTCAGTTGCACCACCAACTGCATTATAAGTAGCAGTACCAAAAGACAAAGAACCACTTGGTAAAGTGCCATTTTCTTGCTCATTTATAGATTTTATAAAAGCTGAAGGGTATGGAGCATTCCCACTTGTGTCATTGGTGTAAAATTCAAAAGCACCATTAATATCTCCATTATCCCAATCTGATGAGCCTGTTTGATTTGTTAATCTTAATGTTGGAAATACTGTAACGTCTGTACTGACAGGAGATGCCACATCTAAAGTAGTTACTGGTGCCATACCTATACCAACTCGTGAATTAGTCGTATCTACTATAAATACATCACCACCATCACTATTCTTGCGTACAAGCAAGGCTTCTGTGCTAGTGACATCTATTACTTGTGTACCTTCTATTATCTCATCAAATGATAGTGATCCACCGCCTTGAACAGTTAAGTCTCCAGATATAGTTACATCACCAGAGATTGTACCTCCGGCTAGAGACATATTTAATCTGTTGTTTGTAGTATCTAAGACACTATTTAGTGCTTCTTGTGAGGTTACTGAGTTTGCCGTGACGGCGTTTCCTGAAGAGTCTAGAAGTACTTTGTTTAGAACTTCCTTAGCGGTGAATTTATTTGGGTTTGCCATAATCTATCCTATATTCCTCCACCACCGCTTAAAGCATCCATATAGTTAAATTATATGTTCTGTAACTTACCTTATATCAAAACAAATAATCAATCAATTATATTAAGTAAAACTTGCTGGTACTACTGCTCTCGTACCTCCAGTCTTACTTCTCTTTTTGGTGCCGTATTTCTTTACGGCCATGTCAAATTTTCTTTCGTGTTGCATCATCAGGTTCATAGACACTTGAGCCATACTAGCATCTGATTCTGTACCAGCCCTATCCATATACAAACACTTCTTTACATAATCAACAATGGCTGAATGAAAAAGATTGTCTATGTCTGGGGTCTGTGTAATCGCAGTGACCTTATTTGGATTACCGTAATAATGAAGAAGCATACCGTCAGTAACTGAGTGGTCAAATGCCTGATATGCCTTTCTGTCAGTCCTAGACTCGCCAGAAGAAGAAAATGTTGTTATGAGACCTAAATGATCTCCTCTTATAAAATACAGTACCTTATCTTCCGGATGTTTTATTTCACTTGCCATTATGAAGGCTCCTCTATTGCAGATTCAGATGTCATATCAAACATTAATGGTTCACCGTCAACAACTCTAGGTATCCTTATGTAATCACCATCGTTATCCATTATATCTACTCTATAAACTTTATTAATACCCATTGCATTGCTACTAGAATCTGTTGCACTGTCTGACAAATCATAAAATGTTTTATTAGCTTCTATGTTTATTTTAGCAGACATGGACTTCTGTGAGTATTGACCAAGTTCATTCAATGCATCATTTATTAAAGACATGATATATGTTTCAGGTGCGTTAGGAAAAACCTGTCTAACCCTGCTGATAATCTGTTTTACTGTTAGTGATTGTATCGCCATTATCTCAACGCCTGTATTCCTTTGTCGTAGTCTGCCTGTAATTTAGCTTGTTGTTTCTCATATTTGCTATACTCACTTGCATCTGCCGCCAGTCTTGCTTGAGCCTCATTGCCATAAGCCTGAGCTATATTAATTTTTGATTGTATCTCATTTGCATATCCCTGTGCTGAATTAAGATAACCACTTACTACTTGATTGTAGCCACTAACCTGTGAGACCCTAGCACTAACTTCATTTGCATAAGCCTGTGCTTCATTAGCTGATGCGTTTGCCTCTGATAAAAATCCATTACCCACAGAAACATGACTAGCCGCTAACTCAGGGTCTTCATTAGAAGAGTTTGCTGACGTTACAGCTAAATCAAATTCTCCATTCGCTAAGGCCACCGCAGTATTAATTCTTCCTGATGCGGTTGCTATAGCCGCTAAAGCCGTATCAATACTTGCATCAACTTGAGTTGCTGACTCTCCTAGTTGGGTAACCGCCGCATTTACTTGAGTATTGACCAGATCACAAATAGCCTGAGTCTCATCCAGTTCTGTGTTTATAGCTGTTAATGCCGTGGTTACATCTGCATTGCTTGACTTGCTCGCCATTAAATTTTGTAGTGATTTTATTGCACCGTAAATAGAAACAAGATATTCGGCATCATCCGGAAACTTTGCAATAACACTATTTTCAAATGTTACCGTAGGGTAGTTCAATGTATGTACATGAGCGTTTTGAGCGTTAGTAGGCTCTGGTACAACACTTAATATATTGTTGGTTATATAGTATGCTGGGTCTGTAGCAGTAGCCGCCATCATGTCATCAGCATCTCTAATCCTTCCATTTAGTTCTGGTCTTACTATTCTACAAGGTTGATTAATTGTGCCATCATCTCTAGTAACACTAAATATTTCTGAGCCAAGAACTGTGAAGTTTGGACTACTACCGTTCAAATCATTTGAGGTTGTAAACAGGGATTGCTTAGATCTAGGCAAAGAATTTAGCACTTCCTTTGCACCATCTGTTAAAAACTGACTTAGTTCTGTTTTGGTAGGTGCACTACTATCATCTATAGTTAAACTTGTTAATGCTTGTACTTGTGCATGAAATGTTGCCATCTATTTCTTCTTTCTTCTTCTTACAGTTTTTTTCTTTGTTGTTTTCTTTTTACCACCACGAATTAAATCTGCATCTGCTTTTCTAGCACCACCTTTACCAGTAGCAAAACTTCTTACTCTGCCAGCGGCCCATTGATGTGCACTGACTCCGGGCCTAGAACCACTAGAGTAGTATGCACCCAAACCCCTAGAGTAAACCTTAGATAGTGTACCCTTAGATATTCCAGAGCTTTTGGAATACTTAGCAATCACAGCGGCCTTACTACCGCCTGCTTTTCTTTTTGGCTTTGCTTTTCTTTTTACTGCTTTTTTTCTTGCCACTTTTACTCCTTTGCTTAGAAATCATATCCATCATCGCAGGTGTCAATGCACCTTCTCTGTACATCTTTCTAGTTCTTAATATCTCGTCTTGTGTCTTCTTTTTATTCTTAGAACCTCTTACATACTTCTTAGGAACGCCTCTTTTAGTCTTGGGTACTTTTTTAAATTTTCTAGGCACTACTTCTTAATCTTTTTAATCTTTCCGTTTTTTGTTCTGGCAAATTTATGGGTTTTAGTTTCTCTTATCAATGTTCCGTAGTGTTTTTTACCACCCCACATCCAACTAACCGTTCTTGCCACTACCTTCCAACTTTCTTTTGAGCCATTTTATGAGACTCAGTAAAACTTTTTCCTTTCTTCATAGCGTTTGCCATCATTCTAAGGTGCTTTGCAGTGTGATGCTTTGAATGTTTTTTCATAGCATTAGCCTGTCTCATATTCAACCCAGCCATAGAAACACCCTTTACACTCTTAGGTGCTTTTGATTTCATTTTTGACTTCTTTGGCCTTCCACGTTTAGACCCATAAGTTCCTTTACCCATTGGCATATTAGACTCCTTTTACCATTTAACTTTGTGACTCCAGTACCTTGCTGATAATTTGCTAGGTCTAGGGTCTTGTGCATTATGTCTAGCGTAATAACTTTTACGTCTAGCTTTATCTTTTTTACTCTTTGGATTTTTACCAGCACCCCTAACGCCTTGCTGTCCAAACCTAATTAATTTTGTTTTACTACCAACTTTAGCAACCACCACATGTGATTTTTTTGGATGATTTGGAGTACGCTTTGGCTTGTTATAGCCACTCACACCAGCCCTTGCGAGCTTTGGATCCTTTTTCTTTTTAGCTGGCATAACCTAAATTTTTTCTCATGCTTTTTACATTGTCATCCATAGTTTGAGAAGAAAACTCAATATCTGTTCTTTTTCCTAAGTCAGAAGTCATCCACATATTAGTAGTAAACTTACTTTCAGATGCTTGTTTACCGCAAGACTTGCAGTAGAACCATCCTCCTCTGTTGTCTTTATTACAATGTACACATTTTTTCATAATCAATCCTCTTAGGTTTCGAGGGCCGCCTTTTTTTGACAGCCCTCACAGTACCTATTACTGTTATCCTTATGTATTCGGATTAAGACTCTATAGAAACATTTGCCTTACTTGACAAGTATGTAACATACCAACCATGAGTACCATCAGCCGTCACCTGCACACAATCACCTTTCTTACCATTAGAATAAATAAGGTCTTTGTTGTCAGATTGAGCCGCAAGTCCACAACCGCCAAGAATCTTATCACTGGCATTTGGACTTAAAGTAATCTCAACGTCATCAGCACCTGCAATACAAGTGTAAACCATCCCAACAGCAGTAGCTGGTAATGTAATTACACAATCAACGCTAAGGACGTGGTCGGAGCCAACATCAGAAGCATCAAATGTAGTTGTTGATGCGATAATTGGTTGAGAATGATTAGGCTTTACATTAGAGTGTTCTAAAAAAGCACCGCTTGAACTATTAAGAGTATCAGTTTTCATCTTAGACTCCTTCTAGGTTGAACAGTGCGTGTGATTCAGGAAGAGTAATCTCTAAACCAGCTTCGGTTAAGATCATATCTTTCCTTAAATCCTCATCAGCCGCCTGTACGTTAGTCATAACTTGAGTGTCACGATTGATACCGTTACCAATTAATGGACGATAAGCAAGCTGTGTCATGTCAGCCATGAGCATAAACCCAGATGCAATTCCTCTAAACAATGGCTCTTTGACAAGGTTTAACTTTCCATGAATGGTATCAATTACCATAACGGAATGTCCAAAAGCACCTTCTCTTGAGTCCATGTTTAGTCTGAATGGGCCATTGGAATGACCAATAGATGCATCAAGAAACGCACCATCACCTAACTTGTTAAAGAATGTAATGACTGGTAAGCTACATAATACTAGCTTTTCTGCCATTCCACCTCTAGCTGGATCAAATATAACTTCAAGATCACTAAGCAATCTATCGTATGTTAATTCAGCTTGTGCAACACTACGATGATATGCACTTCCAGATGAATAACTAAGATTACCTGTTCCAGTTACCGGTGACACATTCTTTACGATGTGACCAACTAGACCTTCTGTGTACTGGATACCGCTCACACGAGCTTTTTGACCGAAGAGCATAGCTCTTTCAATGTCAATCTTGTGCTCACGCAGTTTGGTAGCCCAGATACGATTCCACTCTTCAGCATACCCACGATAGCGAGTTGCATAAGCAGTGTTGGTCATTTCTGCCGCTGTTTTAAAAATCTGGGTGTACCCAAAATCATCTTCTATTTCAGAAGAAAATACATCTGGGGAACCAGAACCTTCTTCATAGGAAGAACCTATGATTTGAGCTACGTCCTCAGCGGATATGATATTACTATCGCTGACAGCAGAAACATCAATTATCTTACCAGTAAATGATGAATCATTGCTTGTATGACTTACTCCTGACTCTACCCTAACTAATGCCTGACCGTATCCATCTGTATCGTCTTTTGTTCCGACAGCCAAAACCATTCCTTTTACCAAGTATTCAACAGGGGCATCGCCAGCAGTATCAACAGTAAATGAATACGAAGAACCTGCGGAAACAGCGGAACCACCGTTTACTTGTGTCTTAATAACTAAAGAACGATCTGTAAAGCTAATTCGGTTACGGTTTTCCAAATAACGGAACACTGGATCATCGGTAGGTGCTTTAGCGACCTGATTTAGATAGACGAAAAATGGAGATTCCTCTGGAACCAACTCGGCAACTCTGTCGCCGAAATTAAATATTCGTCTTCTATCCGGTCTTTGACCTACACTAGCATCAGAGGTAGTAGCTGTTATATCACTGGATTTTAATACTCCAGAATTGAATGATATTGCCATTTTGTTACCTTTGTGTTATGTGGTTATTGTTAATCACGGTAATCTTCCAGAGTTCCCAGTTGCCATGATTGAATCAAACATATTGTCTGTATCAGTCTTTTTAGGCATTGGTGGCTCTCCTTGGAGAACTCCTGCTGTGCGAGGAGCCTGCTGTGCCGCAGTTACCGCTTCCATTGTATCATTATTAGCAACGGATTGACCGTTTTGCATTTGCCAAAGTTTGACTAGATTGTTCAAACCCACTCTCTCTTTAGGCTGTGTTGTAAACTGTAAGAACTCTTGGATGTCGCCATCGGACATTTTATAAGTTCCCCTTAGTTCATTCACAGTGTTTTGCATTTGCATCTCAGCCTGTATCTGTTGCTGTTGTTGGGATAACGCAGATTGCAATCTCTGTTGTACCATATTCTCTATCTTGTTGTTAACGTACCGTCCTGATTCAGAGTTTTCATCTGTAAACGCATCCCAAGGATTGAAATCATCCTTACCTACTATTTGCTCTGGTTGCTGTTGTGTTCTGTTTCCGGCTATACCATCCTCAAGAACCTGAACTAAATCAGGTCTCTGTTCTAGTAGCTGTAGTATCTGAGCACCTTGTTGCAGTTTAGCATTTTCGGCCTGTGACCGATCGTACATAGACTGAAACTTTTTAGCCTCAGCTTGATAATCTACAGCAGGAACTTCTTCCTGTACTGGTTCTTGAGCTTCAGCGACAAGCTGTGGGCCTGCCTGCTGACTGATGATATCCTCTTCAAAAGTACTATTAGCACCGGCCTGTTCGGCGGGGATATTCATTTCCTGTTGTTCTAGTGTTGACATAGTTTCTCCTTAGATGTCTTTAGGCTTCTGGAGTAGAACTGACTTTTCTCTGTACATCTTTGAGATTATTAGCCAATTTCTCCACCTCAAGCTTCACCTCGTTTTCTAGTTTTCCACGTTGCACCCTTCTGTCTGCCTTAGATTGAGAATTGATTTCTGAAAGTCTAGTTTTAAACTTTTCAACCTCAACTCTCTTCCTATCGCTGACAGACTCTCTTTGGGCTGTCTGCAAGTCACCTTGCAAATTCTTTATTTGTTCGCTCATAGCCTGAATCTGCTGTTGCAATAACTGCTTTTCTTCTGTTCTTCTCATAATTCCTTCCTTATCAAACAGTTCAGGATTCTTTTTTAATACTTCATATTTATCAACAATACCCATTTGGTATGCCTCTAAATATACTGCAAGCTCTGCATACTTACTAGACGGCATAGTAGAACCAGATTCTATTCTTACATCATGCTGGTCTAACATGTGCCTTTCTTTTTTCAAATCCAGTA